AGATAGAGTAGCACTCATTCGCCTACTCATCACACTACAAATTCTTATTACTAACTTCTTCATCATCTATGGTGTAATTCGAGTTAATCATTTCCCAATAGATAAACAACAAAAAGTTGAAGTTGTAATTGATGCTTCTACTCTCCCAGATTATCAAACACCTGAACCAAGAAAGTCTAACAAACCCTTTGAATTTGAGTAAATTAAAATTACTCACCTCTAAAGTGTCCTAGTATTGTAAGCATGAATGATTTTATGGACTGCTTCGACGACATTCAAATTGAAGAACTGCAAAACTTTGATTTTGTTGGAGAAGATTTAACTGATCTAATTGAAGAAGACAATGATTTCAATATGAAAGATTATCTCAATAGCAATTATGACTATTGAGTGACACTTTGAAAACTGTCCACTAAATCCCCCAAACTGACTCACAATCCTTTATTATACTCAAATGACTGAAAACATCCCTAACGTGCTTCATCACATTCGCGAAATGAAAGATACTTGGCGTCGTCAAGATTTCACATTCACTAAGCAACAACAAGAAGAATATGATCTCTTGCTTGCTACTCGTCGCGAACGTGTAAAACAATTCTATGCTGAAGGTCGCGTCTTCAAGGGTTCGTACAAACCTAAAGAAGAGGAGTTCTAAATACTAAAAAGAAGTGTTTAGATACTAAAATGAGAACCTTTCAGGAGTTTATGTCTCTTTGTGAAGCATCTGATTCTGATGCTGCAAAACAACTTGGTTGGGGTGGTGGTGCATCTATCACTCGAACTGGTGAGGGTGGCAGAGTAGGAAGAGAGCGCAAAAAGACTGCTCCTGAAATTAGAAGAACTAAAGCAGTTGGTGGTGGTAAAACAGAACCTGTTGGACCATACAAAACACGCAAAGATGTTGGTCAACAACGTGGTTCTTCAGCACCTGCACCTGGAAGAGGACAAGGTTCAACAGCACTAAAACCTGGAACTGCTGGAACACAAGGTAGTGCTGCAATGTCTGCAAAAGAAAGACAACGTAAAGCATATCTTGAGCGTAAAGCAAGGGAAGGTGGTAAAACACAACCAAAGACTGCATCTCAAGCAATTTCTCAAGCAAAACCTGCAGCAGAAAAACCAACAACAACACCACGCAGACAGTGGAAAACTGAAACTGGTGGTCCTATGACACGTCAGGAAAGAGATAAAGCAAGAAACAAAGAGAAAACAGCAGCAGCACAAAAGACTAAGAAATCTGCCACTGAGATTCTTTCGCAAATGCGTAAAGAGTATGAGGAAAAAGGTGGAAAGTGGAGCAATAAAGTTGCTGTTCAGATGAGAGCAAAAGCAAAAGCAGCAGCACAAGCATCAGGAAGTTGACTCTAATTAAAGTTACTCACCTCTAAAGTGTTTCAGTAGTATAACCACTGAAACAAGATAAATGCTCTGGCAAGATCGCAACGGAACCTGGCACAGCACAGTTTCCCCGATTGATATGAAAATCGAACAAGCAATGATTCAAGCACGTTTCGATAAAGAGTGGACTGAAAAGGAACGCTCAGGTGATTGGTTGTTTGATGAAATGTTTGGTGGTTGATTAACTGCCACTAGCACCCTTCTAGAATCGCCTAGAAGGGTGCTATTCTTGTCTTTAGATACCAAACCACTGAAAACAATGAGTTACATTCAAATCCCTGATTTTGTGTTTAATATCATCATCAACAACCTGCAGAGATGTTATGATGTGTGTGATGGAGTTGATTACTCTTCCGAAGAAATTGAGAAGTCCCCATCCTATGCAACTGGTTACAGTCGTGCTACAATAGCAAGTGTACTTGAAGACCTTGAGCGATACAAGCAGACTGCCAATTAAAGTTACTCACCTTGAAAGTGTCCTAGTATTATGATCGACAACATTATGCAAATCCAACTGCGACCTCACCAAGAACGCACCACAAAAGCGATGGTGAAATATGATAAAGGGATTATCTGTGCTGTAACTGGTGCAGGTAAAACTCTTGTGGGCGTTGCTGATACTGTTCGTGAGTTTGCATCAGAAACTCCCAAGACTATTGTTGTTGTGAGTCCTAGGATTCTCCTTGCAGAGCAACTCTCTCACGAGTACCTTGAGTTCATCACTAATGCCAAGGTATTTCATTGTCACAGTGGAGAAACTCACTGGGAATCTTCTACTCGTCCTTATGAGATTCGTAACTGGGTTGATGCTCATAAGGATTCTCACAAACTCATCTTTACCACATATCATTCACTTTCTCGCCTTCAACAAGCAGAAATCGAAGTAGATACTGTTCATATGGATGAAGCGCACAATAGTGTGCAAAAGCATTTCTTTCCTGCTGTAGAGTACTTCTCCAAGACTGCAAAGCGATTCTATTCATATACTGCCACTCCTAAGAACTCCAATGTCATTGGCAAACCTGGAATGAATTGGAGTGAAGTTTATGGACAAATCATTGCAAATGTTTCTGGTCCTGAGATGGTTCGTGGTGGTTATATTGTTCCCCCTAAAGTAGAAGTTAAGCAACTTCCTATGGTTAAAGGTCGTCAGGTAATCTTTGATCGAGATGCAGAGAATCTGATGGAAACGATTGATGACTACAAAGTCACCAAAGCTCTCATCTGTGCTAAGACTACTAAGCAAATCATTGGTCTGATTTCTGAGACCGACTTCTGCAAAGAACTGGAGGATCGTGGTTACTCTTGGATGGTGATTACGAGTAAGACTGGAGCAATCATTGATGGCAAAAAAGTCAATCGAGAGCAGTTTTTCGATGTCCTAAATGCCTGGGGCAAGGACAATGACAAGAAGTTTGTTGTTATTCACCACTCTATTATTTGTGAAGGTATTTCAGTTTCTGGTCTCGATGCTGTAATCTTTATGCGTCCAATGGATTATATTGGAATTGCACAATCTGTTGGTCGCATTGTGAGACTTCACCACGATGATGTCAAAGGTCTTGCTGAAGGCAAGATTCAACCTGGAGCACTACAACAATACACCAAGTCTTTTGCTCTCTGTGTGATTCCAGTCTATACTTCAGTTGGAATCTCCACTGCTCGCAAAGTGCAAGCAGTTGTTGATACCATCTTTACCAAAGGTGAACCCTGCATTTCTACAGTGAATCGTTAAATCATAATGTGGGCAGCAACTTGTGTCCTGGCAGATTTAGGTTGCGTAAGTCCCACTTTTATGCTATTATTGATAAATAAGTATAGTCTTGCCAGGACACAAATGTATTACACCTACGCATATCTGCGTGAAGATAGAACACCCTACTATATCGGAAAAGGATCAGGTAGAAGAGCATATTCTTGCAATCATAGAATAAATCTACCACCTAAAGATAGGATACTTATCCTAAAAAGATTTAAGAATGAGTGTGATGCTTTTAAGCACGAAATGTATATGATTGCTGTGTTTGGTAGAAAAGATTTAGGAACAGGCATCCTACAAAACTTATCTGAAGGTGGAACTGGAGGTGCTTCTGGTTATATTACAACACCAGAAGTATGCTCATTACGAAGTAGTAGAATGATGGGAAATAAAATATGGAGCGGAAGAACACACGATAAAGAAGCAAGAGAAAAAGTTAGTAGAGCAAGAAAAGGAAAGAAACTATCAAGCGAGCACATACAGAAACTTAAAGATTCTCACTCAACTCAAAAGTGGAAAGTAACATCACCACTTGGAGAAGATATAATCCTTACAAATCTTACAGGATGGTGCAAAACAAATAATCTCAACCCATCTGCTTTCTATAACTATGGAAAGTATAAAGGGTGGAGAGCAGAAAAGTGCTAGTCTCACCCAAGTCTCAATGAGATCCCTGTCCACCACTACAGCAAAAACCAGATTTTTCTGTAATTTCACTGCAGACGACCTAGAACCCATCCACCACAACAAAAACGACGATTTTTTTGAAAGTGTAATGAAAGAAGGATTTATTGTGGGCAAAGGTAACTATGCTGCTGTGCCCTATGGTAATCAACTGATGATAATCCACAATGGTCAGCAACTCAAAGTGTGTAGGACTGAAGCATCTGCTAGGAAGTTCATTGATGATCATAAAAAAGGTAAGTCACAGGCAAAACTTCCTGTCGATTAAAGTTACTCACCTCCAAAGTGTCCTAGTAGTGTAGACGCATTTACTCTATGCCTCGCGCTCGCAAGCAAACCGCAAATGTTGTTGTTGAAGTGTCTGTTCCACAAGTTCTGATTACTCGCGAACAATACTTCCAAGACATCAAGGTTCGCTGGCAGATCCATCAGTACGAAGTGAACAAACTTCGTGAAGATGTGAGCAAAGTTACTCAAACTGTTGCTCCTTATGTAAAAAATGCTCTTGACTTTCTAACTGAAAAGTATCAGCAGGTCAGTGCTAAGTATGCCACTAATTGAAGTGGAACTCTGGACTCATTGAGTCCTTTTTTTGTGGTAGAATTAAAGTTACTCACCTCCAAAATGTCCTAGTAGTATGAGCACCAAACAAATGCAAAACAAGCATCTTGAGCATCCTGAGGATGAGATTCTGACTGGTGATCTGTCAGTTCTTGACTGGTTCTCTGAAGTAGAATCTACCATCAGTGTGAAGATGGATGGTGCTCCTGCTATTGTTTGGGGTACAAATCCTCAGAATGGTAAGTTCTTTGTTTGCACGAAAGCAGCATTTAACAAGAAAAAGATTCGCCTTTGCTATAACGAAGATGACATCTTCACCCATTTTGGTGGACAACCTCGCGTAACGCAGATTCTCATCTTCTGCCTAGAGTTCCTGCCTCGCACTCAACAAGTGTTGCAAGGTGATTGGATTGGTTTTGGTAAAGGGTTAGATACTTTCACTCCCAATACTATTACCTATCGTTTTCCTGAGAAAGTTCGTCAGGAGATTATCATTGCTCCCCATACAATCTATGGTGGCGCTGATGACATTCGCGAGATGTCTGCTGCTCCTCTGACTAGCAAACTCATCAGCACTAAAGATTGCCTGTTTGTGCAACCTTCTGTGCAACTGAATCCTTATCGTGAAGATCTGGAGGATGTGTGTAAGTTTGCCAAGCAAATGTCCACTCTGTGTGAGTTTGTGACGCCTAACAAAGCAACACAAATCAAAAAAGAGATCAATGCCTGCATCAGGGAGCAAAGGATCGTGGATGAAAATGAAATTGCAGAAAAATGTGATTGTGACAAGTATCTCATCTCTTTGTGGAAGTTGGTGAAGACAATCAAGGATGATCTTTTCCTGTTTATCTTTGAAACTGATGAGATTGAGTGTTTCATTGGTGGTGTAGATAGTTTCCATGAAGGTTATTGTATTTCTAACAAGTATGGCACCTTCAAGGTGGTTGATCGTGAAACATTCTCCCATGCCAACTTTACCATCGCAAAGAATTGGGGTTGATTAAAGTTACTCACCTCTAAAGTGTCCTAGTAGCATGAGCACAACCACTTTCGCTGAATACGCTGCCCAACAGGAGGCACGTCAGAACATTGCTAACGCTGTTCTAGCACATACTTACGCATTGTGTGAAGCATTGCGTCAAAACTACATTGATTATTCTATTCGTTCGCATGAGCGTTCTTTGCAACGACTAGAGGGTAATACTGACACTGGTATTAAGTATCACAAAGAACAGATTGCTAAACTGAAGCAAGGTACTTGTGATTATGATTTCTATCCTGAGACTGGTAGAAAGTATCACAAAATTGTTATGAACGCTCGTGGATCTCGTTCGGTTCATGCTTTTGTTGATAAGCAAACTGGTGAGGTTTATAAGTCTGCCAGTTGGAAGTCTCCTGCTAAAGGTGTTCGTTATGACCTACGATTGATCAAAGATCGTGAATGGTTGCTTGAAAATGCTGACTGGTCTGGTTCCTATCTTTACGCGAAATGATTATGACTTTCGAAAAAGAAATTAAAGACCTGACAGTAACACGATCTCTGCGTCTGTTGCGTGATGGTTTCAAGAGTGATTTTGCCACTGCTGTATTCGCAGATGAGCGAACGACTGAACTTTTTGCTCAACTTGCAAGTGAGTTTGTAGAGACAAACATTCCCGTGATTGATGATGAGAATCAAATGGAACTTGCGATGATGCTGTTAGAATCTTTGGATGTAGTTGCACGATGACTTACTCTAATCTCTCAAAGATTCGCCCCAAACTGAGGACAACTGGGCGTGTGTCTGGTAACTTTGGAAAGTCTAAAGTTGTTGCAGGTTCATCACTCAATGACATTGGTGGTGATGGTAACATAGGAGCAACACAAGGTGATTATTTGAATCGTATGTATTATGCTTTTGATAACACAACTGACAACAAACTTCGTCAATTCATCTATTCTGAAATTCGCAAGATTCACATTCAAAGAGGTACTTGGTAATGGCAACTTGGAGAGCAGAAGTATTCGTTAATTCAAATGTTGGTCGTATCAACACTGAAGTAGAAGCAGCAACCTTTCAAGGTGCAAAAGATCAGATCTATGCTAAGCATGGAGACGTGCAACAGATTGTTAATCTTAGAGAGGTAAGATCTGGTGGTGGTAGTTCTTCATCAGACTCTACAGATCTTGGAGGTTATCTAGCACTAGGTGCGTTCCTGTTTGGTATCTGGTTGCTCGTAGAATACTGGTGGATTGTTGTTCCCATTGCTGTAATCCTGGGTATTCTTATCATTATTGGATGGAATGAGGACTGAATTAAAGTTACTCACCTCGAAAGTGTCCTAGTAGTATGAGCAACACTATCATGGAT